GTCCATCAGTAAGTCCCAATTCTACAATAATCTTTTCAAGGTCTGGTCCGTTGACATCTTTTGGATCTGTATGCATTATGAGCATTGAGTTTTCGTGCCCAATTTCGTCCAAGAACTCTTTGAACCAAAAAATTAAACTAGCCGACTGTTTTCTTTTAGCGTTTCTGTTGTTCCATAAAAATATAAATTTGTTTTTATCTTCTCCAAAGTTTTTTTCTCTCATTTCAGAGACGACTTTTTTATCCAACGGCTTATAAACTTCGTCATTTACAGCATGAGGAAGATACTCATTTTCCACATTTGGAGCAACATTGTTAACAATATCATTCGTTACTTTGGAAATACTAACTATTTTATCGTTAGAATTGTACCATGGCGCGTTGAAGGTCGGGTTAGGATAGTTATCCCAGACGTGGTAGTAAACTAGAGGTACCAAAGATCTTATCTCGTTTTCCATGGACCATAGCCACTCAAAGAAACGCGGATCTGTCATAATCCAAAGTATATCTGGTTTTTCAGTCCTCAACATAGAACGAATAACTTCTTCATTGCCAAAACCATCTACTCTGTGAATCACAAAATCATCACCCCACTCATGAGTCTTCATAGGCTTATAATCAGTATGTTTGATCGCGCCTCCAAGTGAGACTACTTTGTACCTGCCGGTCT